AGAACCAGGTGCTCTAGTCATACCGCCAATGGTTCCACCACGAACGCCTTTTGCAATTTCTAAACGTTCTTGAGTTTTTTTAGAACCTTTTGCGCCAGTAGGTTTTACTTTTTTTTCTTCAATTGTTTCTAAATCAATTGGTTCTGCTGGCATATCCAAAGGTCTATCCACACCAGTTTTGTAAAACTTAAATAAATCACGAGCAGGGTCGCTCTTTGTAAATACTTCACCAGTAGGGTTTGCAGGAATAGCACCTGGAATAGAAGAAGTAACTAAAGGTGGTCCGCCTTGAATGCCACCAGGAACTAATGGTCGTTGCTGAGGAGTATTTCCACCAGGAGCCTTAGGTAACTCCTTAATGACTTCTTTGACGTCCTTATTAATAGGCGAACCAGCACCCTCTCTAGAGTCAATCCAATATTTAACTGACTTTATAACCTTAGCCATTAATTCCTATCCATAAGTTTGTTGCCATTGCTCAGCAATTATCTCATCAAGATTTACACTATAACGTTTTTGTGACTGCGCTCTTGTAGCCCAACGATTATGGGCATACTTTTGGACTACAGAGTTCTGTTGCATAAACTCACGACATCTAAGAACACCAAACCACATAGCCATCACGCAGTCAGTCTTACCTTTAGTCTCAGGCTTCCAAGTAAGTAGTTGTTGTACTAAAGCCTTAAGTCCCTCAGAACCTTCAGTAGAAGGGAGTTCGATAATATTGTTCTTTTGGTGTTTACCATTGGCGACAGTTCCGAAGAGCGTTGACATAGATGCGACACCAAAGTTTGTGTCCCATTTGTTTTTTCCAGTGAAGTGAGCATTGAGGCGAACGCCATAAGTTGCCAGCCATTGCTGTAAATCTGTATCGAGGGCGTAGGCTTTTTGGTGGGCGTTGATTTCAACTCTGAGTTCTTGCGGTTTGTATTTCTGGACAAAGTCTTCTATTGCCTGCCTAATCTTCTGTGGGTTTGGCTCTGACATATTATGGCAGTCCAGTATATAAATCTTTCCATCCATCCTGTTATAAGTCATAGCCACGAAAGCAGCGTGCCCAGCACCCATAGCAGGGTCAAAGCCAACTACGGTATAACCTTCAACTTGGGTTGGATGTCCAGCAGCGCCAGGTCTTAACAGACCTCTCTTACGCATACCATTAACAGAACCCTGAACCAACTCAGGTGGGAAAATAGAATCTTCAGTTATATCTTCTTGCTGATATACAAGAGCCCACGTAGACGGAGTAACTTCGCCTCTGCGCCGTGCAAGGGTCGGACCATCCCACTTAGGATATAGTCCCTCCTCATCTGGGGTGTCCGCATCGCCATCCCAGGCAACATCCGATTTAGGCCAGAGCGTGGTCCAGTCTTTCGGCTTATCAGCATACTGTAAAACAGCAGGCATACCCATATACGTAAATGGGCTTTTGCCGCTTGACCAATGCTTCGGGTCACGGAGTTCTTTATAAAAATCATTTGCCGCAATTCGGGTTCCTACCACCAGCAACTTGCCGTTCTTACCCAGACGGGTAATAACTTCTTTCTGTAACCAGTTAATTTGCTTTTCGTGTTCGTGGGCATTGGCTGTAGTTATACAGTCATCAAGAATAATCAGGTCAGCACGGGCACCATAGATTTGACCCCCCATACCGAGTGCCTGAATAGTCGGGTCTTTTTCAGATGAATCACGAGCATCGTTACCCAGATAGACGGTATCAACACGCCAGGTATCAGAGTCTTCTTTCCATCCCCCTTCTGGTCCAAAAGTTGTTTGCAACTTCAACCAGCGCGGGTGGCTTAACCTTTGCTTTATCGCGTACACGAATTCCCGTGCTTTGACTAACGTCTTAGAAACTACGATGATTCTAACATTGGGGTTTAAAGCGATGCGGTAGGTAGAGTAATTCACCGTAATCACGGTGGACTTAGCGTGCTCAGGTGGCACGTTTACAAGGAGGCGATGTTTATCGCCAGGCTCGTAAATCATATTAGGGTGGAGCCAACTAGGGTCTTTACCCTCTAGTAGGTCAATCCAGTCCTGATGGTGTGGAAACACCTTTTGGTCAAGAAACATCTCAGAGAACTGTGGGAAGGATACATCCTCACGGGCTACCCCTAGCGCTTTTAGGGAGTTCTCTTTAGCGCTTTCTTTGGCGTCAGCCAAATCCTGAGCAAACTTCTTATCCCTAGATATCCAGATACGGACAGTGTCTGGCTTTTTGCCCAACTGTTCCATAGCCCTATGTACAGGCATACCCTCAGATACAAGGGCTAAAACTTTAGCCTTGGCCTCTGCCATAGCCTTTGTCCTAGGGTTATTACTAGTCTGAAAAGTCACAGTATTGTCCCATCTACATCCGTAAATACAGCCTGTCAGATACAGATAGAGATACAGTCTGTAACGCAAGCCCTCAAGGCTTGCTACTACCAGTGGGCACTTTGTGCCCCTACTATCTATTAATCCGTTCAAACAGCCATTCCGAACGGTTTATAACAAAATTGTTATACAGATAACAGTCTAATCAGGACAAAATAGGACAGAACAGGGGCACAGGCTCTGTACGGAAAAATCTTTGTTGGAGTAACAATACTTAAGTCTGCGCCGATTTAATCAGTCTGGGGTCTGAACTATACAGAACAGAACAAGACAAGTAGGCAGGCTGTCCTGTATCAGCAGGTGCCTGGCAGGATACTACCTCTGGCTCAGTCAGATGGGCTGACCTCGCCCTATAAATACATCTGTCGCTGGCTGATTAATAACGGAATCGCTGGCTGTAAGTATCAGGGGCATCAAGTCAGGAAAAGCGTCTGACTTGACACCCCTGATTATGAGGGAAGTATATATAAGAGATACTTATATATGGAAAGGTAGTTATGAAAGTATATAAAGTTGGTAAGGCTCCTGCCGATGCTACCTATATCGGTAGAGGCAGTAAGTATGGTAATCCGTTCATCATCGGTGCTGATGGTGATAGGAATCTGGTAATCGCTAAGTTCCGCACCTATGCGGAATGGCGGTTGAGTAAAGAACCGCACTGGCTGGATGAGTTGAAAGATAAAAACCTATCCTGCTATTGCGCCCCGCTCGCTTGCCACGGGGATGTTTTGGTAAGCCTGTTAAGTGAAGGAAAGTGACAATGAGTAACATCCAATACCTTCCACTTGATGTGGAAGCAATGCTACAGGCTAGACAATTCAGTGAGTCTGAGTGTCTAGCCTGCGTAGGGCAAACAGAATTGTGCCCTCCTTGTCAGGACTTGAAAGACAGTCGAGACATCAACATTGCCCATCAGATAGTTGATGAAGGCAACCTACACTACAAGCACATCTGGTCTAACGGTGACTCTGCCGTGTCTGGCCACGATTGGGTTGGAGCAGTTATCAAACTCTCCAACCGAACTAAACGCTACAAAGTCGGTGCCTCTATGACCGAGGACACCATCCGCGAGTATCTAATCATTGAAGAAATTGACGAAGATACTCGTAAAGAGTTCCTTGACCCTATCACTAACCTAGTTGACAGGCTTCCCAATGACCTAGAAACTTCAGTCACTGTTCTTGACTATGAAGTTCTCTGTCCATCCTGTCATCTATATCACCACAAATCACTATCAGATTGCCCAATCTGCTACTAAGTCCGAACGGCGAGCCCTGTCGCAAGCGACAGGGGCTTCGCCCACAAATAACTAAGGAGAATAAAATGGAGTACGCAAACAAGTTCAGTTTCAACAACGCACTGCTTAAGTCAATCAATGACCGTGGCAATTTCCTCACAGGTCAAGTTCAGTCACGCCAGACCGAGCGCACACCTGATGGCAATATCCGTTCACGCTTTATCGCATCACGCCAAGTGACCATCTATGACCCAGCACTTGTCACACTACTACGCCAAGCCATTACTGAGACCCAAGAAGTACCAGTTAATTGCTCAGGCTATATGACCACCACAGTCCGTGAGGACAAAGGACAGACGAAATGGTACGACAACCAAATCGTCACAGAGTTAGAACTAATCTAACTATTCAAACAACAGAGCAGAGGCTTCGGTCTCTGCTCTGTTTTGGCGGAGCCCAGGGTTCCCAACACAGACCAATGCGAGTCAATCAATTTTATACAGGAGGCTACTATGTATTTAGATAATATGACAACACTGGCAATCATCATAGCGCTGGTATCTACAATGACTATGACAGGTATTGCTGTATACAAAGCCCATCAATGGGAGCAGGCATACCACGATATATACAGAGTATTAAAAATGGAAAGGGCAAACAGATAATGAAATGCTGGAGTTGTGCCCGTCAAATAACAGGAGATAGCCAAGACCTAAGAGGCTTTTATAAATGCGAAAGTTGCGGATGGATATCTTCATATAGATACGAATCACCAATACAAAGTTTAGATATTCTAAAAGTAGAAAGAGAACTATTACAATGATGACCGTATATGCTACAAGGCGTTGTGCTGTATGCCATAAGACAGGAACTATTATGGTAGATGAACAGGAATTGCTACACTATCTGCGTGGCAATTATGTTCAGGATTCTTTCAAGTCTATGTCAGCACCACTGCGTGAACAGGTAATAACTGGCACGCATCCTGAATGCTGGCAACAAATGTTCGGAACAGAACTAGAGGAGACTATCAATGACTGAAGAAACAAAGAACTGGTTAGACCTATTGTCAAAATCTTTAGCACCAAATCGTCATAGTGAAGAAACAATCCTAGGTATACTTGCTAATGTATGGTTAGATGGATACCAAGAAAGACAAAAGGAGACTATCAATGACTAACCTAGAAGCAGAATGTTTTAAGTGTGGCACCGCTATATGGGTACCAAACTATGAGTATGTATCAGACAGAAACTTCTGTTACCCGTGCGCCAGTAGTTATATGGGACACACAAGAGGCGTCAGCCTTGAAGAACTAGATAAGTTACGCACAGATACGGAGATAGAAAATGCGTGATGAAAATATACTATTGAATCTATATGAGATAGGACAATGGTTAGATAAACTAGGCCAAGAAATACACGCTCTAAACCTAATAGTAACTGACCTTATAGCAACAGTTCCAGTATCAGTAGAAGCGTGGGATAAAGTAGGAGAAGACATATGGAAGTAGAACAAGCGTTACTACCATCACAAATGAAAGCCCAAGCCATATTGCTCAGAGAGTTCTATGGTTTTGGCAAGAACGAAATGGTTGTAGTTCTAAGACAGTTAGTAACAGAGTCTGATGACCTTGATGCTGACTCAACGTTAATAGTCCTTAATCTAATTAGAAAAGCACAGGAGATATGCCGTAGCACAAAGGAGATACAGAGTGTATGAAGTTATCTTTCCACACATCACAACAGGAATCACCTGGCTATACCTCATTGGCATTGGGTATTGCATATACAGATGGAGTACTAGATGAGACGCAAGTTAGCCGCGCTATTCAGTTGGGTATTGACAGTATCGTATGCAATCTTTCCGACTCAGTCGCACGCAATGCAAGCAGCAGAACAGTTCTCAGACAAAGACGAGTCGCAGAAGAATGTACAGAAGGAAATCATATGGACCAAATCATTGAGCAAATACTATGCGAAGGCGTTGATGTCAGCACAGTATGAACAATGGGATACCAAATCAGAATTCCGTGCGTTGTCAAAACTATGGGGTAAAGAATCAGCGTGGGACCACACTGCTGCTAACCCTAAGTCATCAGCGTATGGGATACCGCAGTTGCTAAAGATGAAACCAGAAACGCCTGCGCCCGAGCAGATTGCTCGGGGCTTGGCGTACATAGAACATAGGTACGGCAAACCATCAGTAGCGTGGGCGCACTGGCGCAAGCACGGCTGGTACTAAACAAAGGAGACAGTATGGCAAGGCAAGGTAAAGGAATAAAACTAAATGTTCCTAGACTCAAAGTAATTGAGGCTCTTGAAAAGAGTCTTACCAAACTAGAAACAGATTATCAAATAGGAAAGAAATTAGATGCTGACTTTGAAAAACAAAAGTCAGATTGGCACAAGAAAGTTCTTAAACTTACTTTGCCTCTAATCAATAAAGCAGAGTACTGCAATATAACCACTAGATACAATGGCACTATCAACGTAGACTTTAATCTACCTAGCGGTAGCATTGTATTGCCTCAAGAACCTAAGTTCGAGAGTGAAGGACAGATACCAGAATACCAGTATCAAGCACAGAAAGAAGAAATGGAAAGCGCATTAAGACTTCTTCGTATGTGCGAAGATGAGACTGTAAACACAGCGACTTATGCATCTATAAGTCAGTACCTATAAAGGAGACAGCAATGATAATCAAACACGTAATAGAACTAGAGACAGTAATCAATGAAGAAGTAAATGAAGTAAGTGTCTACAAAATCAAAGGTATGTCAGAGGCAACTCGTCAAGAGTTCTTTACTGAAGCAGCAAAAGAAATGATAGGCGCGGCACTAGTAAAAATGAATGAAGGAAATACTTGGGCAATACTTAGAGTAGCAGAGGAACAATCTGTATGACCACAGAGGTAGTTAATAGACCACAGATATCAGTAAGAAACGAATCAGCCTGGACTAAATCTGGTGTGGCAGTGACAGCCACATCAGCCAGTGATGTAGCCAGACAAGCAGGACTTGACTGGTCGGTATCACTACACGATGTGACCACTACTTATCAGATTCCAGGTAAAGGATTACCCTTCCACATACCAGTCAATAACAAGAAAGCAGTTGTTAAGACAACACCAGCAGGCGAGGTAATACCACTTGGTATTGTCGGCAACAAGTACAAGCCGCTACAAAATGCTGAAATATTCTCAGTGCTAGATACCCTGATTGATTCAGGAGATGCACGGTATGCAGCAGCAGGTGAGTATGCAGCAGGTGCCAAAGTATGGATGCTTATGCAGTTGCCTATTGAAATGGAAATCAAAGGTGACCCACACGCAGCATTCCTGCTAGCCAAAACTACACACGATGGTAGTGGCTCTGTTCTTATCCGCCCTATTATCGAACGGTTATTCTGTCACAATCAGATTAACAAAATCTATCGGGCTACTGATAAGAAGCGTACCTATATGCTACGTCATACAACTAACTCTAAGTTAGATGTTAATGATGTCCGTGGCATTCTTGATATTGCTTACACAACTATTGATGACTACACAACAATGTCAGAAGCAATGCTTGAGCGTCAAGTTACCCGCCAGCAAGCAGTGGATTACTTCAAGAAAGTATTCCCATTGCCTAGCAAGGTAGAAGATACACCTTTAGATTTACTATCTGCAGGTGAAAAGATGCAACGCACCAATGCGCTCAATCACAGAGCCAGAAGCCTAAACATATACGAGAACAGTCCTACTCAGGAGAACATCCGAGAGACTGCCTTCGGTCTATGGCAGGCAGTTATTGAGTATGCCGACCACGGCAAACCAGGTAGGTCAAAGTCACTAGGCGTTAGAACAATGTCAGGTGGTAGTGATAGCCTAAAGATAAGAGCACAAGAACTAGCACTAGCATAAGGAGACAGCAATGGAAATTATCTATACAGATAAAGATGGAACAACAATTAAGTTCACCGAAGAGATGGCTATCGCAGCCATCACTGAACGTGATGCACTACGTGTATCATTAAATGATTGCCAAGATAGGTCAACTAGATACTATGGCAAACTAGTAACAGCAAGAGAACAGGTCTTTGAATTCTTTAACTCTCGCTACAATGCTGATACAGATACAGCAATAGAGTGTGAGATAGATGATGTTAATGAACTGTTAAGAAATATTGGAGCCGAAGAACTAAAGAAACTATGGACAGTAATAGGTACCATTAACTATACAGTTACTAACATCTCTGCTTCTAATGAAGATGAAGCAAACGATTATGTGATGAATGAATTGACTGTTGAGGTAAGTGGTGATGCTGACCTAGATGACTGGACAATTGACATCTCAAGCACAGAAGAGCAGTAACTAAATGCCCAAGATAGCAGACCACACTTATGTGGAGGCACTGCCATCTGGTAAATGTATGGCAGGTAGGCACAAAGAATGCGGTGGTATCGTGGTCATCGGTATCCGTGCATTAAGGAGACAGTGTGCTTGCCAATGCCATCCCATATCAGAGCAATCAGATACCCGTTCTATCTGATACACTCTGCCTACTGAGATGGGCTGGAGTTTGATTAGTCTCCTTTTCCAGCCCGTCTCTTTTACAAGGAGACAAGGAAAGATTTATGCGAGTAGAAATAGAACGAGACAGGTATGGACGTCCGTTAATAATTCCTAAAGCAGGAGGCAAGCCAGTTGCTTACACAAGAGCAACAACAATTGCTAACAGTTTAGATGACGGCTCAGCACTAACAGCCTGGAAGATGCGTATGGCTGCAATAGGTTTAACAGTACGCAGTGATTTACTACTAGCCATCAGCGCAGCAGGCGATGACAAGATGGCTATTAACAAGTTGATAGAAGATGCTATGGAAATAGCAGGCGCTAGCCGTGCAGCCAGTATCGGCACAGCACTGCACGCAATAGCAGAGAAACTAGATTTGGGACAGTCACCTGGCCCAATACCAGACGAATGGGCAGGGGACATCCGAGCCTATGAACAAGCAACAGGACATCTCAAGAAGTTCTTTATAGAACAGTTCTGCGTGTTGGATAAGTACAAGATTGCTGGTACTCCCGACAGGATAATTGAATATAAAGGTGAGAAGTTCATTGCAGATATAAAGACTGGTCGCATTGACCATCCCAATAACATTGCTATTCAGTTAGCAATTTACGCCAACGGCTCCCCGTATGACGTTGCTACGGGTCGCCGTGGTAGTTGGGGTGATATCAATAAAGAGAAAGCAGTTATCATCCATCTTCCAGCAGGAACTGGTCTATGCAAATTAGTTTGGATAGACATTAAAGAGGGCTGGAAAGGAGTACAATTCGCAATGAAAGTAAGACAGTGGCGAGACAAAAAGGGTCTCGTTACTCCATTTGAAGAAGGAGATATCAGTGGCTAGCACTGAAGCACCAATCAGTATCACAGTAAAAACATCAGCAGGCTCATTAGTAACAGTCCGTGCAGAACACGGAGATGAACTAGACCAGTTGGTAGCAACAGCATTAGATGCTATCAAGTCAGCAGTAACAGAACTTGAATCAGCCATCAAAGCAACAGCACCAGCAGTAATGGCGCCAGCACAGGTAGCAGCAACTCTCGGCGCTTCTATCATTGACAGCCAGCCAGTAGCAGCACCAGTTGCTAACGGTGGTTGGGGTTCAGCACCATCAATCAATGGACGTAATTGTCCACACGGAAAGATGACAGCAATTCAAGGGACAGGCAAAGATGGTTCCACCTATCGTGGTTACTTCTGCCCAGCACCGAAGGGTGCAATTGACAAGTGCAGAAATGCATATGTCAAAGCAGGCTCACCAGAATGGAATACATTTGTTGCTGAACAAGTCAAGTAATGAGAACACTCAAGCGTAGTATCAACAAAGCAGAGGTAGGCGGAGAACCATTACCGCCTGCCTTTGCTGCATTTGAACGGGCAGGAATTATCCTGCGCCGTGCAGAAATTACAATGATTGCTGGCACTCCAGGTGCAGGTAAATCATCTATTGCACTGGCTATTGCAGCCAGAGCAAAGGTACCTACGCTGTACTTCAGCGCAGATACTAACGCTCACACTATGGCTATGAGATTACTTGCTATGTCTAGTCGCATTACACAGACAGCAGCAGAGCAGATGCTAAAGCGTGAACCGCAACAGGCAGAAGAAGTTCTTACCCTTAACAATCATTTGTTCTGGTCTTTTGAATCCACTCCCACTCTAAAAGATTTAGATGATGAGGTCAGTGCATTTGAAACAGTTTGGGGTAGAAGTCCTACGCTTATAGTTGTAGATAACCTAATGGATATTGCAATGGATGGACACGAAGAATTCCAAGGTATGCGTGCAGCAATGAAGGAGTTAAAGTATCTTGCAAGAGATACCAATTCCGCCGTGCTTGTTCTGCACCATACTAAGGAAGGCTTTGATGGCTATCCCTGTCAACCCCGTTCAGCAATACAAGGGTTAGTCAATCAGATACCAGCAATGGTTCTCACTATCGGTCAGATGAAACAAGGCGATGATACCTATCTATGTGTAGCCCCAGTCAAGAACAGATACGGGCGAGCAGACCAGACAGGTAACAACTATGTCAGCCTAGCCTTCAACCCTGACAGTATGTATCTAGAAGATGTACAAATCAAATACGCACAGGAGACAATGTAATGGAAATTAAAATATGGGATTGTTCATTTAGTAAAGAAGATGTAGAAGTATCAATAGGTAGAGCACTAACAGATGGTGAATGGAACATAGTAGTTGATGAGTTGTATAACAACGATACTCTTTACAATACGGTTCAAGCACAAGTAACTAAGATTGCATTGGCAGCAATTGAGTAGTGCAGCCAAACGCAAAGGCAGCGGAGCAGAACGAGATGTAGTTGCTTGGCTTAAAGCCAACGGCTATGTCTATGCAGACCGCAGATTAGCAGGTGCTACCCTTGATAAAGGTGACATCAGTGGCATACCAGGAGTAACAATAGAAATTAAAAACCACGCTAAGTTAGACCTTGCAGGCTGGATAGCAGAGTTAGAAGTAGAGATGAAGAATGATGGAGCGTGGACAGGAACTGTGCTTCACAAACGCAAAGGAAAAGGAGATGTAGGAGAATGGTACGCAACAATGCCAGCAAAAATATGGTTAGAATTAATAAAGAAAATCTTATGAAAGAATTAGAAGAACAAAAAGATTGGCATAATCATTTGTTTAATGTGTATAGTAAAAATAAAGAAACAAAAGTAGATGCAGAATGCCATATGATGGCTGCTTTTACATTGATACGTACAATGCAATCAATAGAAAAACATATAGAAGAAGCAAACAATTTACAAATTGTTAATTGAAATGGAGAAACATAGTATTGCTGCATACCTAGAGTATGTAGGCGCCGCCGTGCCGTCAAACGGGCACGGCTGGCGCAAGATAAAATGCCCATTCCACACAGATAAACACGCATCTGCTGGAGTTAACTTTGATGAAGGTAGATTCAAATGCCACGGATGCGGTGTCGGTGGAGATGTTTACGATTTAATTATGCACAAAGAAGGAGGTAACTATCGTGAGGCTGTCAAATTCGCAGAGGCAATTTCTCCTACAGGCAGCGACAGAATACGCCAAACATATAAACCAAGCAGCAGACTATCTAGCAACACGGGGTCTATCGGTAGAAGAAGCAAAGATGTTTCATCTAGGAGTAGTGGACAATCCATCTCCAGGACACGAAGGCTACAGGGGTAAACTAGTAATTCCATACATCACCCCATCAGGGGTGGTTGACCTACGCTTCCGCAGTATCAGAGGCGAAGACCCTAAATACATAGGACTGCCAGGAGCAAAGACAACTATGTTTAATGCTCAAACAGTTCTAACAGCCAACGGATATATTTGTGTCACCGAAGGTGAGATAGACTGCATAACACTAGTAACTAAGACAGGACACCCAACAGTAGGTATTCCAGGTGCTAATAATTGGAAGCCCTATTACACAAAAATACTTGACGACTTTGATACAGTTATCGTACTAGCAGATGGCGATAGCCCAGGGTTAGAGTTCGGCAAAAAGATTAGCCGAGAGTTGGGCAATGTAAATATTGTTCAGATGCCAGAAGGGCACGATGTAAACAGTATTGTTTTACAAGAAGGAACGGAGTGGCTAGATGAAAGAATCAGAAAGTGCTTCATACGATAACGAACCAGAAGTATGGGATTACATTAGAGATAACCCTAGGATTATGGGACTACCTCTATCGGATAGCAAAGCAATAGATATCTGCACAGCGCTACTAGATGTTTACGAGAGCCTCGTCAAAGACCCAGAAACAGCCAAGACTTTACTCAGTCTACTAGCCACAGTTCTGGTAGGTTCAGCAGAAGGACAGGGCAAGGAAGTAATAGAAGAAGTAATGGTTATAGAAGCAATGCAAGGTTTAGACCAAAGGCTGAAAGGAATATTAGATGAAGGACACTGAACATCTAGAAGAAATCCTAAGTCAACTAAGAATCATAATGATTAGGAAGCATCAGGACTACGGCCCATACAACATAGCCAATGCTCCAGGCGGGGCAATGAATGGGTTGATAGTCAGGATGCACGACAAGATGACACGGCTAGAGAACCTGCACTACAATCACAAGGGCAACACGCCGAACTATGAACCTATCGAAGATACCCTGCTTGACCTAGCAAACTATGCAATAATAGGACTAATGGTACAAAGAGGTTTTTGGGAAGGCTTGAATGGCACAGGAGTACATAACTGAGTATGACGCTTTAGTAGCGTCATTAGCAGTAGAGTATCACCGCAGGTACCCAATGCTTGAGGTATTAGATATACAACAGGTGTTATGGCTTTGGTTCCTGACCCATACCAGAAAGTATGCTGAGTGGTCTAAGTTAGACCAAAAAGATAAAGACAAGTTGATAGCCAAATCCCTACGCAATGCAGCACTAAAGTTCTGCGAAAAAGAAAAAGCCAACACAGTTGGCTATGAGTTGATAGATGTTTATTACTACGATGCCACAGTTATAGAAGCATTCCTGCCTAGCATTATCTCTGAAACATATGAGATGCCATCAAAGATTAAAGACCTAAACTTTAAATTTAATAAGTCAGAACCCAGCAATGATGGCAACAACTGGCTAGTACTACGTTCAGATATAGCAGCAGCCTACTACAGGTTATCGGAAGCCAAACAGAACATACTCAGGATTAAGTTCAGCACAGAGAACAGCGATTGGACAGAGATAGGTAAAGAATTAAAGACAACACCAGATGGTGCTCGTATGAAAGTACAGCGTGCTATCAATTCACTAATCAGAAACCTAGGCGGATGGCGCCCATTTACAGACAATGACTCTCCAGTTGTAGAGGAAGATGAAGATGAGCCAACCGAAACATATTAGAGACCTACTACATATCAAGGACTACAGCAAGGCTATGGACCTACGTGGTGAGCCGACAGAGGTATGTGTTTGTGGATGCGATGTCTTTATTATGTTAGGTGGATTTGTAGATTCAGAGTTAGCGTTTTACTTTACAGACGGGGAGTGCGCTAGTTGTGGCAGTATGGTAACTCTGCCAACCCCATCAGGAGAGGATGACGGCATTGCCACTTTATGATTTTCAATGCAAGGCTTGTGGTGCATTGATAGAACAAACAGACAACATACCCCCAGCCTGTCATCTTTGTGGAGAGATGATGGTTAGACTATGGACATCAACGCCAGTGCACTTCAAAGGCACAGGCTTCTATGTAACAGGAGGATAACAATGCCATATTATGGACGTGATTTAACAAAAAATACTTCATTACATATGGGATATTCAGTCAGGTTTGCACTTGGATTTACTATAACTAGATACGGGTTTGACTTAGATATAGGTCCTGCTTGGATATCTGTAGAGTTTAATAGATTATTTAAAAAACATTATGGGTTTGATTCGGATGACGAATGATAGTAGAACTCAGCCAGGAAGAAGTCAGAGTCTGCACACTACTAGCAGTAGAACGCTGGCTAACTAAGTTCGGCTCAATGGATAAACCTAACTACGCAGAAGGCAAACGGTTAGGTAAGTTAGAGCCAGAATTAAATGCCAACATCAGAGCCAATGTATCTGAGTGGGCAGTAGCCAAAGAGTTTGACCTGACTTGGTCTGTGCCGTGGTATCCAAACAGCCTACATAAACGGC